CAGGTTGGAAAAATATCCATGACTGGGTAGCTGCTCAATTAGCAATGCTCCAAACAGAGATGGTCAAATTGGAAGAAATATTCTTACCTTACATGGCCACACAGGATGGCAAAACTTATTTTGAAATTCTAGAGAACAGGGGTTTTATGCTCCCAGAAGGCAATACCAAAGAAAGGGAGGTAATAGAATGAATTATAAAAAAAACTGCATGAGTTACTGGTTTCCTAAGCTAGTAGAAATAGGGGTTCCAACCCCAAAGACTATTATGGTTGATATGAATAAAGTCGACCCTAAGTTCGTAGAAGGGCTCAGAAAAGTATTTTGGATGAAAGAGCCAAACGACGAACAAAAAAAAGCCTTTGGTAAATTCAAACAACTCTTAGAAGAGATGGGTCACAGAATCGGCTATCCATTTTTTCTAAGAACGGGTCAGACAAGCCATAAGCATGAATGGCTTGATACATGTTTTATACAAAATCAAGCGATTCTTATGAAACACGCACAGGATATGGGCGAACATAGCATCATGGCTGACATGAAGGGCGGTCTTCCAATAAATGTCTGGGCAGCCAGGAAGATAATTGAGACCAAACCAGCCTTTAAAGCTTTTGGCGGACAGATGCCGATTACTAAGGAAATGAGATATTTCTTTAAGGACCACAAGATAATTTGTAAACATCCATACTGGCCAGAGTACGTCCTGGAGGGCCATGTGCACAAGGATAAGAATTGGAAGCTGAAGTTAAATGCAATGAATAAACTGTCTAAAAAGGATGAGAAATTACTCAACCACTTGACAGAAAAAGTTGCTTTAAGGTTTGAAGGATACTGGTCGATAGACTGGTTAAAGGGTAAGGATGGTCAGTGGTATGCAATAGATATGGCAACTGGAGATGACTCATACCATTGGAAAGGTTGCCCTAACGGGAAGGAGAAAAAGAATGCTTAAAGAAATATTAGCAACAATCATTCAGTTATTGGTTATCTTTGGTTGGATAGTAATTATCAGATTGTTCTGGAAGTTACCAGATAAAATTGATGACCTCAACTCTGTGTTAAAAGAGGTTTATAGCGGAGTAGTATTGTTGCTTTGGAGATTTGGATTCTTGAAGCCTACCAAAAAGGGAAAGATTATAGACCCAAAAACAGAGCGACTAAGCTTGACATTCAACATAGAATTTCTCAAGAAGTTGGATGCTCATTGGGAGGAAAAAAATAGAAAGGAGAAAACTATGGCTAGACGTGATAAACCCAAAAGGGAAAAAAAGAAACCAAAAAAGAAGAAGGAAAAGAAAATAAGAAAATGAAATTATTAGCTTGGGACCCAACAAAAAAGAAAAAGGTTCTCTGCGGAGAATTAATCGGTAACACTCTCTTTAGATGGGTGGAACCAAGACATTTTATGGAGGTAGTAGGTGGATATGGTATTCAGGAGTCCGCCTTCCATGAGGCTGTTAAACGAGGCGTAAAGACAATTGTGCTCAAAGAGACTCATACTAACCAACGCTGGGAAGCACCGATTAAAAACTGGCTTGAGCACTGCCACATTGCTGATTATGGCCATGGGAAACAGAGGTTTCTTGGATTAAAATATATGCACACACATAAATTAAAAGAGCGAAAGGTGAAATAATATGCCAAGAGAATTAGAATTAATCAAAACCGAGATTAAAAATCTCAGAGAAGATTTAGACAAGATGATGACCTGTTCAGTTATTATTAAGCGCCTCGTCGAACAGGTGACAGGGGCAAATATTGACGAATTAGTCAAGAAAGAATTGGAGGTGAATAGAAAATGAAAAATAAACTTTATGTCGGAAACCTAAGTTACGACGTAACTGATGACAAGCTGAAAGACCACTTCTCTCAAGCAGGTTCTGTAGTTAGCGCTACAGTTATTACTGACAGAGATTCAGGTCGTTCTAAAGGATTTGGTTTCGTTGAATTTGGTAATGAAGAAGAGGCTCAGAAAGCTATTGAAATGTTTAATGAGCAAGAGTTCGAAGGTAGGAACATCGTGGTGAATGATGCAAGACCAAAAGCACCAAGAGAGTTTAATCGAGGATAAGGAGGAAATTACAAGGGAAATTCAGGATGAAGGGATGGGTAATAACCTATGAATGACAAAGTATCGATAATATAATCTAGTTGGTTCCTATGATACACTGTATCCATGGCAACTAATAAAGCTTATTGGAAAAATCCAGAGAAATACCGAGAACTACAAAGAAAATGGTACAAAAACAAACTTAAAACAAATCTGGATTTTAGAAGAAAAGAGCAATTACGGGTTAGTAAATGGAAAAAAACAACAGCAAAGGGAAGATACTGTACTATTAAGAAAAACTCTAAAGCAAAAAAAAGGTTACTTAATATAACACAACAAGAATTTATCGATTGGTATGAAAAACAACCAGAGTTTTGTTTTTATTGCCAACAACCAAGAAAAAGAGAAAATCTTGAAATAGATAGACTAGACAATAATAAACCTTATCAACTAGGAAACATGAAACTTGCTTGTCACGATTGTAACTCTGTTAAAGGGGAGATTTTGTCAAAAGAAGAAATGCAATTAATAGGTAAGTTAGTAATGGAGAAAAGATGGAAAGAAGAGATTTAGTAAGCATAATAATACCAACGTTAAATGGTCTTAAATATCTGAAACAGGTAATGGATTCTGTTCAGAAGCATACGAAGTGGCCTTTTGAAGTAATTGTTATAGACAACGCTTCTAAAGACGGTACACAAGAGTATCTTCTGCATCAAGCAGATTACACCATGAACGGACAATACCTCAGAAATGAGGAAAATGTGGGGTTTGCTGCCTCCAATAATCAGGGGGCAGAAGTCGCAAAAGGAAATTTCTTATGCTTCTTGAATAACGATACTATTGTCACGAAAGGTTGGCTGACGGCGATGATGAACGTCTTCAGCGAAGAGAAAGCTGTAGGCATGGTTGGCGCTAGATTGATTCACCCTGGTAAGGGTACAGTCCAACATGCAGGCGTAGTTAGATTAAGTAGTGGAATGCCTGACCATATTCATTTTAAGAGAAGGGCAGAAGACCCTTTGGTCATGGAGAGAAAGCAATACTTTGCAGTAACAGCAGCCTGTGCAATCATGCCAAAACAGCTATTTTTAGAGTTAGGAGGTTTTGACGAGAAATATTGGAACGGGTGGGAAGATATGGATTTGTGTCAAAAAATACGCCGTGCAGGATACAGAATTTACTATGAACCAACGTCTTTCGTTTATCATTACGAATCACGTACTGAGGGAAGGTATGCCAAAGAAGACAGCAACTTCGCTCTTTACATGAATCGCTGGGAGTTAGGAGGTAAAAATGGCAAAAAATAAACACTCAGTCAAAGGCATCAAGACAGCAATCTTGATTTATGAAGACCCGAAGCATGGGCCCAGAAGGGTGATGCTTGGTGAGCCTAGTGCGCTCTTAGATTTGTTCTGGGTTAACTCAAATATTGTATATCGTCGTATAATAGAATTGAGGAAAAGAGAAGAGGACATTAAAAGTCCTGCTGACATGGAAAAAGCAATTGGCGAAACTAGAGAATGGTTCTCAAAGAAGCATGGCGAGGCTGCAGCTGAGGACATGGAGATGCTATTAAGTTATGAGGTCATAAAGAAAAAATAATATGGATTATCCAATAGACCAAAAACAATTAAATAAGCTCAAAAAGGCTATAACGAAGTCTTTGCAAAAAACCAAGGATGCTCATGATAAACAAGTCGATGAGATGGTTAAATTCTTAGCTGAAAAATTAACCTGGGGAGAATTTACAATTTTGGCCAAAGCAATTAGTAAGTTCATGGAAAGAGGATTTTAATATGGACATGACAATTAGAACACCAATACAGATTTTTATTAACGGCAGGTTTTACTGCTTGGCCAAGGAAGTTGCGATTAAAAAAAATGACCCTAAATTTAAAAAAAGTCTATTGCCAGACAACATGAAAATGGACCCTTCTCAATTTACTGGGACAGTTGTTCATATTAAAATGCCGCCTTCCACAACAAAAGAGAGAGCGGAGGTGAAAAAATCTCTCAAGGTCGAGCCATACGATGAGTTCTTTAAGCGTATGGTTGATGCAAAGGACGAACCAGGTAAGCATATACCCATCGACCTTGATACTTGATATAATCTATGAAAGACACTACTGATTTCTTCGGTAAAGTCTTAAAAGTTATAGGAAAAGGAGTAGTTTATGACAAAAAAAAAGAAAATAGAAAAAAAGACAAAAAAAGAGACACCAAAAATGGAGTCAAAACCAAAGGTAAAGCCTAAGGCAGAGCCAAAGGTAACACCAGCTCCTAAGCAACCAACTCTAAAGGAAAAGATTGATAGAACAGTAGAGGACTATAAAGATAGTCCTGAAGAGCTGAAGAAGCAGTTATTTGGTTTAGTGCAGAGGGTTTTATATCCAGACCAATTCTGTCCTGAATGTAACGATAGACTATTTCTTAGTGGGCAAACTTATAATTGTACAAATTGTGGTTATAAGCGTGCCTTTAACGTTCCCTCTCCTACAGCAACCCCCACTCCTACAGTACCAGCAGCGGCTCCAGGTACTCTAGGTGCAAGGCCATCTGAGGCTGGGCCAGTTCCCAAAGAAGTAGAAAAAATGATTGAGCAATCCGATAAGGATATGAAAGATGCCCCAAGACGTGGCGGGGTTACTCCCATGGGTGCGAAAATTCAGAAGTTAGTTGCTGAGCGTGATGCTGGGGGTCCGCAAACGATAACCCCACAGGACGAAGCTGCAGTTAAGAGGGACCCTAATACCTCTAACAAAATAAATTGGGTATAAAATTATGAATACATTTTTTAAGAAAATTAAGGTTGGAATACTAAATGACCACTTTGACCAACTAGGTGGTGGTACGGTTCACTCATTCAAGTTTATTGAATATCTCAAAAGATTTTACGACTGTGACATATACATACCTGGTACCCCTAAGACAGCAGACTGGATGAAGAAAATGCTTCACTTGGATGTAGATGGGGTCACTTTCTATAAGTATGCAAAGGGTATTGGACAGAAGTACGACTACATATTTTTAAATATTTCCCACTGGAAGGCCGAGGAAACAGAAGCAATGAAAAAGTTTATGTTGGTTTTCTTCCCTCAGTTTTTCTTCCCCGTATATGACTATGAGTTTTTAGCCAATTCGGAATACACCAAACAGAATATTATTGACCGATGGAAGCAAGATAAAAAAGAGGTTCATGTTGTCTACCCGCCAATAATGACTAAACAATTTCAACCAAGAGATATAAAAAGAAATCAAATTCTCCATGTAAGCAGACTGGCTGCTCCAAGGCCAGAAGCTGATAAGGGACATAGACAAATGATTGAGGCTTTTAAGGTTCTGTGTGACGCTGGGTTGAAGGAGTGGACATTTCATATAGTTGGACAGGTTCAGGACCCAAACTACGTACAGGAGCTAAAACAGTACGCCAAGGACTATCCTATTACCTTCCATGAGGGTATCCCATTCCCACAACTTCAAAAGCTCTACGCAGAATCAAAGATTTACTGGCACATGACTGGGATTACTATGCCTCACGAGCCAGGAGCTCAGGAGCATTTTGGCATGACGACAGTCGAAGCAATGAGTAGTGGTTGTGTACCAATAACCCTTAATAGTGGTGGTCAACCAGAAGTGGTTGATGATGGCAAAGACGGTTACTTAATCAACAATATTGCGGAGATGGTTGATAGAACACTAGAGCTCACCAAGAGTCCAAAGAAACTGCAAAGCATGTCTATCAAAGCTATGAAGAAAAGCAAGCAGTTTGATGAAGCAGAGATACGTAGGAAATTCTTCTCGGTAGTGTCTGGAACAGATAAAGCCTCGATAATTATTCTTACTTGGAACAACAGTAAATACACCAAAGACTGTGTTGATAGACTCTACAGAATAACTCCCCCAGGATTTGAATTGATTTTGGTTGATAATAATTCTACCGATGGTTCTGTAGATGTACTGAAGTCTTTGGAGAAGAAGTATTCAAAACTCGGTCACGATATTAAATGTATATTTAACAAGGAAAACCTAGGCTTTGCTGGAGGCAACAATGTTGGTTTGAAACAGGCAACCAGAGACTATATTCTCTACCTTAATAACGACACCATGCCACAATGGGGCTGGTTGGAAAGAATGATTGATGTGCTGAATACAAACAAAAAAGCTGGCATTGTCGGTGCAAGACTTTACTTCCCAAAGAGGCAAGACGGCTCTTGGGAACTCCAACATGCTGGAATAGAATTTAATATCAACAATGAACCAAAACATGTTGGCAGGCATCAAAAAGACTATTTAGTTAATACCATAGGGGTTCAGGAAATAGAAGCAGTAACTGGAGCTTGCTTAATGGTCAGGAAAAAGTTCGCTAAATTTAACGAGAAATACATTCGTGGTTATTACGAAGATATTGATATGTGTCTGAAGGTAAGAGAAGCAGGCTACAAGGTTTATATCAACCATGAATCCAAGGTTATCCACTATGAGGGTAAATCACAGGACGTTCTTAAAAAGCAGGATTCAGCTAAATTTAAAAAAATAACCTTGGCAAATAAAGCGCTATTTCATCGTACTTGGGACAAAAAAATGAAGAAATTCTCTAAAATATCACAAGAGTTAGACACCGCTGGAGTAAGTAGCATAAAGCATATTGAAATCGGTGGTGGAGAAAATCCATTATATCCAAAGTATGCTCAGGTGGACATAAGAAAATTACCAGGAATTAAGTACAATAATGATGCCAGAGCATTGCCATTTCCATCAAACTCAATCTCAACAGTTGTAGCATCCTATATGCTTCCCTGTCTAAACAAACATGAGGCAGAGAGAGCGCTTAGAGAGTGGTTTAGAGTTCTTAAACCAGGAGGTAGGTTGGAGATTCATGTTCCAGACCTAGAGCTAATCATGAGGAATTTTATTGGTACTAAAGATGAAAAGTTATTATTGGAAATTTACGGCAGTCAGGATGATGAACTTAGTTCATTTGCTTACGGTTGGAACTTCCAATCATTAGAAAGGATAGTTTCTAGGGTTAACTTTGTGAGGCTGGGTATGATTAAAAAACCAAAAGACAAGCCATTATCGTTATCAATAGAAATATTTAAACCAAAATGAAAATAGGAGTAGGAATCGTCTCATGGAATCGACCACAATATCTTAAAGAGCTTCTATCAAGTTTGGAAAAGAATGAGCTCGATGACCTTGATTTCCACCTGTTTCAAGATGGCCACATTTGTAAGTTCACTGGTGTTGAAAAAACCAAAGAGTCCCTTATCAAAGAAAGCGTAAAGCTATTTGAAAAATCCAAGCTCCCTAATAAAAAACTCCACATGCAAAAGAAAAATGTATCAGTGGCAATTAATCAATTTGAGGCAATGAGATTTTTGATGACCAACTACGAGCAGTTCATCTTCTTAGAGAATGACGTTGTTGTCAGTAAAAATTTTTTTGGTCTAATGAAGCGCATATTAACGCAATTTGAAGATGATGGCCAAATAGCTTGTGTTTCACCAGGATTTAGGCGTAAATGTTATGAGGAAGATACTGATTATTTTGCAAATAAATTGATGTTAACTGACGGCCATTTTTGGGCAGAGGCTTGTTGGTCGAAGAAATGGAAATTGGTAGAAGATGAGTTCATGGCCTATTACAATATTGTTCAACATAGACCATATAACCAAAGAAATGATGTTGCAATTAAGGCTTTGTTTAAGCGCTCTGGAATAAAGAGAGCAGCCACCTCACAAGACAACGGTAAGGACTGGGCAATACTAAAGTCAGGGATGCGAAGAGCTAGATTTATAGTCAATCGGGCTACTGGCATCGGTGACCATGGCATTCATAGCACACCAGCTAAAATGAAGAAGATGGGTGATGGCCACAACTCAATCTATGAATTTGAGGACGAAGTTGAGTTTGAATCATTCGAGATTTCCACCCTCAAAGAAAGGCCAAAAAAAGATGAGATTAAATAAAAATTACTACGACATTAAAAATCAATGGCATGAGTTTGGAGCCTCAAAAGATTGGAATGTCTATATTTCCAACAGAAATAAACATGAGACAAATTATGTACATGTGATGAAATTGTTTAGTAATATTAAGGGAGCTAGAATTGTTGAGTTTGGTTGTGGTGATGGCTCTCTCACAGAACACCTGCTTGAAGCAGGAGCTTTTGTCCATGGAGTAGATTTTGCTCAATCACTGCTTGGCAGGGCCAACAAGAGGTTGCTAGGCAAGAACAGATTTGCACTATCACCAATCATTAGGGATTTTTCTATACTCACAGACCTAGATTTTAAGATTGTCTTAGCAGTTTCAATGCTTGAACATCTGCCAGAAGATATGACGGAGAGGATATTCCAAGATGCTAGGAGGGTTCTTAAAAAAGGAGGTCACTTCATTTTCAGACTACCTTTAGATAAAGAACATCGGGTAGTTAAGAACGAGGCTATACCAGCTCTAGACACAGTTTTCTGGACTACCGACGAGATAGAAAAATTGGCAGTTAAGTACAAGTATGAGGTTGTAAAGATAGGCTTCTACTCAATATTTCAGAAAGTAACAGAACTATGACACACAGCATGTTTGAAAGCCTAAAAAAATATAACAAGATTTTGGTTACTGGGCCTCAAAGGTCGGGGACAAGAATTGCAGCTAAAATGATTGCCGCCGATACTGGTTATACCTATCTTGATGAAGAAGAGTTCAACGTCAGCAACCGTGATAAGTTAAGAAAAATATTTAAAAGAGGCGATATTGTAGTGCAGTGCCCAGCAATTTCTGCTTGGATTCAAGATTTTTCAGCAAATGACACCCTAATAATATTCATGATGAGAGACATCGATGATATTCTTGCCTCTCAAAAAAGAATTGGCTGGGGTGACAAAACCGAGCTTTCCAAATACGGCAAGAAAAGGGGGGTCATATCTAAAATTAAGTATGATGTGTGGGAAAAAGAACAGAAACCAAAAGTAGAAAACTGGCTCGAAGTCGAATATGAAAGTCTTTCTGGACACCCATTGTGGATTGCAAAAAATAAACGAATTAATTTCAAGTACAACCAAACAAAATGAAAATAAGTCTTTACGATAACAACGAAAAATTAGCCTACAATCCAAACACGTTGAAGAACATAGGAGTTGGTGGTACGCAGACTGTTATTATTGAAGTTGCTCGTGAATTGGCCACCAGGGGTCACGAAGTAACAGTCTACATTAAATGTAATTTCCCAGATATCTACGATGGCGTTAAGTACATGCAGCATTTTGATTACAAACCAAGCAATGAAGATGCGCTGATAGGATTTGAAAGTCTTCCAAAGCAATACGATGCCAAGAAGGTTTTCAACTGGTCAACCAGAGTCGCCATAAAAGATGTTCTTAGATACCCAAACGTGGACAACCTCATTGTTTCAAGCGAGTGGCACAGAGATAGATATGCTTCTGAATTGCCTCAGGAATTAGTCAAAAAGACAGCAGTGATTGAACCAGGGGTTAGAGATTATTTCTTTGAAGATAGAAAAAAGTGGGATTTAAGTATCAGCTATATAGGCCATCCATTTAAGGGAGGAATGAAGTCCCTGATAGAGTTTGCCAGAAGATTAAAGCCAAAGATGAGACACGCCAGCATCCATGTCTATGGTGGTGGTGGTCTGTGGGGTTGGGATGATGACCAATACAGGAGCATGTACGATGACTTAATTAAGAACAAGATACTCTTCCATGGACGCTCTGGTAAGAAGAGAATGGTAAAACAACTTGGTGGGACGCAGATTTTCTTGTATCCTGTAGGTAAGCATATTCAAGAAACTTTTTGCTTGGCTGTCCTCGAAGCTATGGCTTCTGGATGTGTAATAATCGCCAGTGACAACGGCAATATAAAGCATTTGGTTGGCGATACAGGTTACATCATCGGTGGAAGCATAGACGATTATAAGTGGCATTTAACAGCAATAGAGTTGGTCACAGAACTTTTCGAAGACCATGATTTGCTTAGAGAATTAAGCGAAGATGCAAGAAAAAGAGCAAAAGAGTATACTTGGGAAAAGACAGCAGAGAATTTAGAGAAACTGTTATAAAAGTTAGAAATGTCAAATTATTGTTATGAAAATTACAGCAGTCGTTCTACATTATTATCCTGAACGTACCGAGAATATACCAAGAATTGTAAAAGATTTAAAAAATAGTTCTCGTCCTCCAGATGAAATAATTATTTTTAATAATAACCCCAAAGTAACTTACTTAGGTGATGGCACAGTAATAAATAGTGGTAAGAATTATGGAGGTAGAGTGAGATATCCCATCGCCTTGATTGAACCAAGTGACTATTATCTTTTTTTAGATGATGATGTTTCAGTTTATAAAAATACACTAGAAAACTTTTTGAGGTATGCCGAAAATGGTTGTTGTTATGGATATTGGGGGAAAATAGTCAATCCAAAAGTTAGTTCTTGTTATGTAACAGGCAACGAGATTTATGGTAATCGTATAAAAAAACCTCAAGAAGTTGATTTATTGGTTGGTGAAGCACTTTTATTTGTATCGTTTTCAGCTTTTAAAAATATATTTAAAACCGAAGAAATGTTGTTGAAGGAAAATTATACTTTTGGAAGGGAAGAAGATTTAATTACAAGCATGAGCAATCGTCCATTTGTTATCCCTGCAAAAGCAGATGAATATTATGCCCGATTAGATACAAAGGGAGTAGGATACTGTCGTACTCCTGGTCATTTTGGATTCAGAAATGTTATGGCTAAAAAATTATATCCAATAAGAAGACAAGCAGATTCCATTCCTGTTTCTGATAAACTTAAAATAAAGACAAAAAATGAGACAAAAGAAAATGGTTATAAGCCTATGTAATAGGTTTGCAATTTAAAAAGTAAAGTTATAAACTTGATATAATAAGAGAAACTGTTATAAAAGTTTTTAGAAAGGTCAAACTATTGTTATGAAAATAGGATACGCTTACGTAGTTGGCGATTTATTACACATCGGCCATTTAAAACATCTTCAGTCTTGTAAATCCCTTTGTGACAAGTTAATTGTTGGCGTTCTTACTGATGGGGCTGTAATAGAAAAAAAGGAAAAGCCTATTCTTTCATTTGGTGAGCGTCTAGAAACAGTTAAAAGTCTTAGGTGTGTAGATGTTGCAGTAAAACAAGAAACCTATTCACCTCTTCCAAATGTAAAACAACTCCACGTAGACATTCTTTTTGAAAGCACAAGTCATTCAAAAGAGGCGATTGAGGAAGCTCAAATACTAACGTCTAAACAAAAAAGTAGACTGATTGTACTGCCTTATTTTGCTGGACAAAGCTCTACGGCTATTAAGAATAAGGTTTTGAGGAAGTGGAAGTATGGAGAAAAAGAATATCCTAATAATTTGAAGGGGGGTCAAAATGACAAGTCATAAATTGTCAATGCTTAAAAGTATTATCTGGCGCATCATGGGCGTTATCGTCCTAGCATCAGTAACCTACTTTTTTACCAGGAAATGGATTACCACCACCTATATCACACTTGTACACCACACCACTTTCTTGCTGGTTTTTTACCTGCATGAGAGAGTGTGGATGAAATTCTACGATAAAGATGCTCCATGGAGAAGAATAGCCAAAGCCTTTACTTACGAGATTATTCTAGGAATGGGACTTGGTGGATTAATTGTGTTATTATTTACTAAAGAGTGGTCTAAGGTAACCCAGATTACTGGGACGTATACTGTTATTAAATTGATAATGTACTACATCAATGAAAAGGTGTGGGCTAAAATAGAAAGAAAAAATGGCTAGAATACCTCCATTTAAAAATATAGAAGAAGCAGATAAATTCTTAGAAATGTGGGACGATGTTTGTAACAAGTTAGATATCCCACATCTATTAATTTATGGTACTGCTCTAGGATTTCACCGAGATGGTGGATACATTGAAGGCGACAGCGACATTGATGTTAGGTGTATGTGTAAAAGAGACAAGTGGGACAAAATGGTGGCGGAGTTGACTAAAAGAGGTGTTTATCAACAACTTCCACATGGCTTCGGTTTCTACAAATATGGTATTCTTATGTGTATAGAGAGGTGTGAAAAGGTTGGCGTAGTAACTTACGATGATGGCTGGGAAATTACATGTTTACCTTACTATGACTTTGAGACTATTGAGCACCATGGTAGAAAATATAATGTTCCACGTCCTATTGAAAAATATCTTGAACAAAGATATGGACCAGATTGGAAGACACCTAAACCAGGAGCAAAAGCTCAACGTGGCGTTGGTATTCGTATAAAATAGGTTATTTGTTAAAGTAAAGAAATATTATGAAAAACAAAAAAGGAAATAAGAAAACAGTTTTAGTTACAGGTGCAGGTGGCTTCATCGGCCATCATTTAGCACGATTCTTGAAGAAGAAAGGCTATTGGGTTCGAGGAGTTGATTTAATAAAACCACAGTTTAGTGGGATGGAAGACTTTGATGAATTTTATATTAGAGACTTGAGAGACCCCAACGTTTGTCTTGAAATGACAATGGGTATTGATTGGGCATACAACTTGGCTGCGCTTAACGGAAGTATTGAATTTACTACTGATAACAAAGCGGAGCTTTCTCACAACAACGCAATGATTAACTTGAATATGGCAGAAGCTTGTTGGAAGAATGGTGTGAAGAGAGCCTTCTATGCCAGTAGTGCTTGTGTTTACCCAATGCGTCACCAAGAAACTGATGAGGTTCACGCCTTAAATGAAGATGATGTCGCCCCAGCAGACCCAGACACAGAATATGGCTGGGAGAAGCTATTCTCTGAGCACATCTGGATGTCTTACGAGGCAGACAGAGGGCTTGAAGTTAGAATAGCAAGGTTCATAAATATTTACGGACCAGAGTGTTTGATAGATACTCTCAAAAGCAAAGCTCCAATGGCCCTTACTAGAAAAGCTATAGAAGCTGGAGATGGTGGGAAAATTCACATTTGGGGAGACGGTGGTCAAAGCAGAACCTTCTGCTACATCGATGACTGTGTGAGAGGGATTCAAATGCTAATGGAATCTGATGTAAATATTCCAATCAATATCGGAAGTGACAAACTTTTCTCTATCAACGAGTTAGTGGATGTCATTACTGAAATTGAGGGGGTAACCTTAAATAAGATTCACCAGTTAGATAAAGTTCAGGGGGTTAGAACGAGACAGGCTGACCTAACAAGAGCTAAGAAGCTGCTTGGTTGGGACAATAAAATGGACATCAAAGAAGGATTGACCATTATAAACAAGTTCACCCACAAACAGTTAAAGAAATAGTTATGAGTGAAAAAGTACAATTAATGATTTTTTCATACAATCGGCCCATGCAATTGGACCTATTGGTAAGAAGTATCAGGAAAAATATTACTGGCTTTGACAAAATCATTGTTACTTATAATTATTCCAATGATAGATTCCTCAAGGGATATGAGAATTTCAAGGAAAAAGGATTAGTAGATGAGTGGCATTGTGATAAAGGCATTTCCCATACCCCTGCATTTAAGAATTACCTCGTAAAATTAATGGGTGATGAGTATGACTATACTTGTTTATTCTCTGATGATGCTATTGTCTATGGAAAAGTTTCCATGGATGATGTTATTGCCCAGACGACAGATGATGTTATCTCTTTTTCTTTGAGGTCGGGTCTCAATGCCGAATATAGTTTCTATGGAGGAAAAACAATAATTGAAAATCCATGGGGAGAATATGAAGACTTAGGAGAGTTTATTAAATGGGATTGGACGGAGTATAACCCTAGGCGTTGTAATGGTTACCCAATAGGGTTTGGAGATGGTTGTACTTTCAAGACTGAAACAATCAAAAATTTACTGGGTAGAATCGAAGGACAAACACCTAACGAAATAGAGAGACACCTAAATAATAATGAGAGTAGAGAAGCAATAACTCAAAAGAATTTGGTTGCCTATAAACACAGCAAGCTAGTGAGTAATCCAGTTAATAACGTAAATACCTTTTCCCCTTTATTTAGTGGTGAGAAGTTTAGTTACCCTGTTGAAAAATTGATTGACAAATATTTAGAAGGGTACGTTGTCGATTTGGAAGCAATAGATTTTAGTAATATTAAGTCAACTCATCAAGAGCTGGCACTACCATTAAGGAAGGAAACATAATATGGGTTGTCCACCAATCAAAGCATTTGATTTTTTACTTGAGGATAAAAAGGATTTAGTCGGCGTGGAAATAGGAGTATTGGCAGGAAGTCATGCTCTCAAAATGTTAGAACGTCTTGATATAAAAACTCTCTATCTAGTTGACCCTTATTTTCAATATAAGACTGGAGGACTAGAGTGGGATAATGAACGGCATGAAAAAGTTGCAAAAGAAAAGCTACAAAAATATAACGATAAAATAATATGGATTAAAACTACATCAGTCAAAGCAGTTATTCATTTTGAAAATGAAAGCCTAGATTTTGCTTATATTGATGCAAACCACGACTATAAATTTACATTAGAAGATACTGAAATATGGACACCAAAAGTTAAAAAGGATGGAATTGTAGGCGGACACGACCATGTACCTGCTCATCCTGGAGTAGCAAAGGCTGTAAAAGCATATTGTGATAAAAATAATATTGAATATAAAACTAAACATTTTATAAATAAGGCAGTTAACGTCGATTGGGCCTTTAGAAGAGATGGCAAACCAATAGAAGGTTGGAATATTCCCGAAGGTAACATGATTTCTAAAAATGGTGCCTTTAAAAAAATATGATAATTAAGGAGCAAAATTGAAATTTATTACTGAATTACATAATAAGCATCTCGGGGAAGAAATATTTATAGCAGGTTCAGGACCTTCTTTAGATGGATACCCTGATAATTTTTTAGATGGGAAAGTTTCCTTTACCCTTCACCTTGCCTATTTAAAGTTTCCAAACACAACTTATCGCTATGCCAATGAACAAGACAGAATAGTATGGTTCAAACAACACAAACCAGAATACTTCGATAAAATTAATATCTTTGCCTTCCCATTCTATAAAAAAACTGAGAGGGAAATGAGCAACTTGATAGATATGGAAAAACCATACTTTCTAGTTTTAAGACCATTTCCACCTCAAGAGATAGCAGTTATCACACAGATGGTTAAAGACGCCCAGAATGGTAAAAGAATTGATTTTGGAGGACATGGAAGCTGTCTTCATGCCTGTATGTATACAGCCATAATGACGGGTGCAAAAACAATAAATATTATTGGCTGCAATCATGAATCGAAAGATAATTTGGAACATTTCAAGTTAGGAAATGATAATAACCAATATCGAAGTAGCTCTACCCCTTATGCGATAAAGGGAAAGATTATGAAAAAGGGAACTGAACTTTTAATTAAAGCCTGTGCTAATAACAATATAAAAGTCAATTGGTTAAAAAATTATGAATAAACTTTGCATCGCAGTCAGAGGTTTTAAACGACCTGAATATTTAAAACAATGCTTAGAGTCCTTAGAAAACAATTCGGACCTAGATGTTGATTTTTTCTTCTTCCAAGATGGAGCAGTCAATCCATTCTCAGGAATAAGATATGCTACTGATGAAGAAGTGCAGGCATCGTTAAAGGTCTTTCAAGAATCAAAACTACCAAACAAAACAATCTTTGTCAGTCAGCACAACCTGGGTCCAATCACCAGAAACAGGCTCCAGCTAGAGTATGTGTTTCCTTTGTACGAATATGGAGTATTTGTTGATAATGACCTTATTTTTAACAAGCATTATATTAAGACGCTGAAAGTTTTATTTGAACAGTTTAAGGGTAGTGATGCTGGTTCGATTCAAACTTCTTTCAGATACCGTGGAGACAATATCCAGTCTTTAGAAAGTGCAACAAAGCTTCAGAATAAAGTAGCTTACGGATTATCTCATAGATGGGAGCTTGGACTCTGGAGAGAAAGCTGGGATAAAATTAAACCTTTTATCAAACCGTACTTTGAAGCGACTGCAAGGTGTGATTTTAAGAAGTTCCTGTATGACCTTTCTACTTATAAAGAAGTTCGGGAGGAAATGCGAGCTATTTATAATTCTCAGCACATGAAAGGAGATACGCCGACAGAAGATTTTGTTATGGAAAAAGCGATAGAAAAAGCAGGATATAAAGGGCTGTACACATTGACATTACGACATAGAAGCATTGGTGAAAAAGGAATGTTTAGTTTTAGAGCAAACCGATTTAAGTCTGGGGGATTTGGAAAAATTAAGCTACACGATATTGGAGACATAGATAAATATGAAATGGATAACTGAGTTACACAATAAATATAAAGGACAGGAAATTTGGATTGTAGGTTCTGACCCTAGTCTTGAAAGTTATCCTGATGATTTTCTAGATAATAAATTGGCAATTACTCTCCATTTAGCTTACATAAAGTTTCCAAATACCACCTTCAGGTATTTCAACGAGAAAGATAGGTTTGTTTTCTTAAAAGAGAAATATCCAGAGATTTTAGATAAAGTGAATATTTTTGGTTACCCCTTCTATAATCGTCCAAAAGAAGTGGCGGATGAAGCAATAGGAGAAGCTAGTAAAAAAGCATATTACCTCGATTTGAAGCCTTATCCACCTAACAGCAACTATGGTGCTATCTTTTCTGACTCTGGACCTAATGCCATGCGTAAAATGGTCGCAGAAGCCGTTAAAGCTACTTCTAAGACCTTTGGAGGGCATGGAACTTGTCTGCACCCCTGTATGTATGTAGCAATTATGATGGGATGTAATCCTATTAATATTATTGGCTGTAATTTCAAGAATATTGAAGGAAAGGAGCATTTCGGTGAAACTAATAAGATAGACCATGACATGCGCCCCACTATGCAATCGTTCACAGGACAGAGGAGTAAGAGAATGACTCGTGGATTGGAAGCTATTATTGCTGGATGTAATGACCATGAGATTAAAGTCAATTGGATAGAAAAACATAATACTAAGAATTTGTGATAATGTTGAATCAATAGGTATAAAAATATGCCAAGCGAAGTAAGAAAAAAAGTATTTGACACCATGGAGGCTTATGCCGACATACTAAAGCCTGAAAATAAAGACTGGGTTGTTCTTGAAGTGGGCATAGACGGTGACCCAAAGCCAGGAGGCAATTTCAAGTATTTTGGCAAAGGAAACACTTTCGAAACACTAGATTACTTGGAAAGATTAAAACCAACGTATGTAGCAGATATACAAGATACTGGTTTAGACCCTGAGAAGTTTGATTTAATCATTTGTTCTCAGACTCTAGAGCACGTATATAATCCGATTAAGGCAATTCACGAAGTGTTTAGGCTAACCAAAAAGGGAGGGTACGCCATCTTAGATGCGCCATTCACCTATCCATATCATCCAGCCTCTGGCTACGATGATTTCTGGAGAATAACTCCTGCCTGTATGGAACTGATAGCCAGAAAAGCTGGCTTTGAGTTAGAAGCCGAGAAATCTTGTGGACTGTTAACAAGCATTTTAGTAAGGAGACCATTATGAAAGGACGAGATAAGAATGGACGATTTATTAAAGGATTTCCTCATAATAAGGGAATGGTTGTTTCTAAAGAAACAAAGAAAAAAATAAGCAAAACCCTAACTGGGAAGAAAAATCCAGAACATTCAAAAAGATTGGTTGGAAGAAAATTAAGTGATGAAACAAAAAATAAAATGAGTATTTCTCAAAAAAGAATTGGTAATAAGCCACCAACACTTTATGGAAAAAATCACGGTAAATGGAAGGGTGACAGTGCAGGATATCGTGCTATTCATACTTGGGTTAAAAATCATTTTGGAAAAGCAGATGTTTGTAAAAAATGTCAATCAACAAAAAATATAGAGTGGGCTAATATAAGTCATGAATATAAAAGAATAAAAAGTGATTGGATAAAATTATGTTGCAAATGTCATAAAAAGTTTGATAAAAAAAGTAAAGGTGCAATAAAAAGGAGATTCAATTATGTCTAATTTCACAGTAGGAATAGTAGGACACGGTATCGTAGGTAAGGCTCAAGCAGCATTCTTTGGAACTGAAAACTGCATTATCCACGACCCCATCCAAGGTTATAAAAACAGAGCCATTATGAATAAAGAGGCTGACCTAGCTTTCGTGTGTGTGCCAACATCACAGAAAGAAGACGGCTCGTGTGATATTTCGATAGTAGAAGAGGCCGTAGCATGGTTAGAGGTACCTATCATCATTATTCGCTCTACAGTGGCACCTGGAACCTGTGAGTACCTTTCAAAGAAGTATAAGAAAGAAATTGTTTTTGAGCCAGAGTACCTAGGAGAGACAATTCACCACCCATATTTAGACTTGAGGAAGAGACCATTTGTTATTTTAGGAGGGGGTCCAGCAGCCAGAAAAGTGGTCATCATGTACATGCAGAAATTCATGCACGCAGACACCCAGTTTTATCAAACAGATGTGAGAACTGCAGAGCTAGTCAAGTATATGGAGAACTGTTGGTTAGGCAACAAAGTAACCTTTTGTAATGAGTTCTATGAAATTGCAAAGACTCTTGATGTTGATTATAATGAATTAAGAGAGCTGTGGCTGGCAGATAAACGTATTAATAGAAGCCACACACTTGTCTACCCTGACAAGAGAGGTTTTAGCGGCAAGTGTCTACCTAAGGACATTAACGCCATAGTTACAAAGTTGGAGGAAATAGGATATGAAGCAAAATTCATCAAAAAAATCCTTGAAGAAAACGAAAGGCTCAAAGCCCTCTAAGATAGTCTATCTAGACTTTGACGATTTCGGTGAAGCTAACCACCGCCTTGATTGGCTGTGGCAACTCCGTAAGACTTTCCCTTATTTCAAAGTAAATCTATTTGCTGTCCCAAGTCAAAATGTTAATAAAAAATGGCTCGAGTATATCTGGAGCATTGATTGGATTCAGTTATGCGTTCACGGCTATTACCACAAAAATAACGAAGATGTTCCAGAAAACAAACTGAAGGTACTACCAGCTCAAGGCTATGCAAAAGTCTACAGAGCACCATTCTGGCAATTATCAGATGACATGTATGAACGCTTAACCAAGCTCGGATACAAGATAATGATTCACCCTGATGATTCACGGGTAGGCATTAAATACAACTGGAACACTAAAGACTCTCCCCCATTCTCAAAGCTTCTCTATGGCCATGGTCACATCCAAGATTATCCACCTGGACCTAAAGGAAATGGTCTCGTACAGGCTGTGGAAAATATATTAAAACTACCCAAGAATACTGATTTTAGATTTTTGTAGTTATAATATGGTACAACATATGTTATAATGGTTGTATGAGGTCTATAAATAGAGATAAAAAGGGTAGATTTGCTTATACAAAGGAAAGTCATGTTAAATTAATTTGCCAACAATGTGGTAAAGAATTTACTAAATATAAAAGTGAAGTTGATTGGTACATTAAAAACAGGGGTTTTGCTCCTAAATATTGTCATAAAAGATGTTTTTGGAAAAGTTTAAAGGGTAGGAAAATAACTTGGAAAGATAAATTAAAAGGACCAAGGGAAAGCATAAAAGGACCAAAACATTATAATTGGAAGGGTGGTAGAAGAAGAACATCAAGGGATGGGTATATAAAGATTTGGGTACACCCTAAAGACAAGTATTATTGCATGGCACAAAATGATGGATATGTGCTTGAACATAGACTTGTAATGGCAAAACACCTTGGAAGACCATTAACTAAATATGAACAAATTCATCATAAAAATGGTATTAAAGATGACAATAGAATAAAAAATTTAGAAATAATTAACCCACAATCGCATACACTTTTAACTAAAATGGAAGCAGAAATTAAAAGATTAAAAAAAGAAAATAAAATTCTAAAAAAGCAAAATGATAAAAATCATGAATAAATTAACTTTAAAACAAAAAAAGAAAATATTTACTGATATTCAGGAGTGGTTATTTAAAAATCATGACCATTTCCCTTATGATGATGAAGATAGCGAGGATGAATTAGGTGGTGAGCCTTATGTTTTAAGCATGGTTTTTGAAGAATGGTTAAGAAACTATCTCAAAATTTAAAATATGAAAAAACCAATTATTTCTTGCATCATCAGCACATATAACAGGCCAAAAATGCTCCAACGAGCTATAGACAGTGTATTGGCCCAGACATTCAAGAATTTTGAACTAATCATAGTCGATGACCATTCAAAGGTTCCGCCAAAGTTTAGTCTTCCAGATGAAGAGAAACGGGTAGTTGCCATGCGTTTACCACACAACAGCGGCTACCAGGTGATACCAAAGAATGTCGGAATTATGATTTCTCGGGGCGAGTATATTGCTTACTTAGATGATGATAACGTTTATCTCCCAAATCACTTAGAGGTGCTTTATGAAGCTATTACCAAACAACAGGCCGATGTTGTTTACGGCGATAGAAGTTACCACAGCAAAGACCCAGATGAAAAGCGCTTCATGGGTAAAAAGAGCTTCCCATACGACTTATCTCAAATCGAGCAAGGTAACTACATTGATACCTCAGACATAATGCACACGAGGCAAGCTATCAATGACGTTGGTTTCTGGGACATTTTCTGGATAAGAAAAGCAGACTGGCTATTAATGGTCAGGTTCGGTAAGGCTAAAAAGAAGATAGTCCATGTGCCCGAAGTAATTACTGAATACCATTGGCACGAATCTAATATTGGGCAAAGAAATCCAGATGGTGGTCTGCATCCACAGTCCAGTTCTCAATTTAGGAAACATCTGAGAGGTTTGGCAGGCGATGTTCATAAAGGAAAATAGCCAATGAAAATAGCATTATTTACTTTAACTAAAGATAGGCTGGAATATACCCAGCAAACATTTAAAAGTCTCAATAAAAAGACTAAAATCCCCTATGACCACTTTGTACTTGACCAGGGAAGTAAAGATGGAACAGTTGAATGGCTCCAAGGGTTCCCTCATAAACAAGGGAAGATATACGTCTACCCATTAAAGACGAACATAGGGATTAATCGAGGAGTCAACTTTATTATTGATAAAATAGGCAAAGATTATGACATCATCGTCAAAATAGACAACGATGTAGAAATAGAAACTGATGGCTGGCTGGAGAAGATGATTAAGGTCCTAGCTCCTAAATCTCTGATTTCCCCTTACGTTAAAGGATTGATAGATAATAGGGGTGGAGTCCAAAGATACACCACTATTAAAGAATTGGGGATTGGTCTGACGCCATTTATCGGCGGAATTTGTATGATTGGCCACAGGCGTGCGTGGGATGAAGACTCTGGTGGCTGGGAGTTCCCTAAACCAAAACATGCAGGCGGGGATAAATCATTCTGTTCAAAGCTTGAAATAGCTGGCTATAAGTTTGGTTATAGAGAAAATGTTATAATAAAACACATAGAGTCTACTGCGGGACAACTCGAAAAGTATCCTGGATATTTCGAAAAACGCAAAGTAGAGCGCTCTAAAGTATTTTAGGAGGTGAACTATGTTTACTACAAAACACCATGTCTGCGAAAAATGCGGACACTCATACAGACCTGCGGATAGCCCAGCCTTTGTCAAACAAAGCATTAGCCCTTGTCCTAATTGTGGTTCTGGCAACATAGCGATTGTAGATAGTGAGAAACAAGCTAAAAATAAATCTGATAAAATCAAGGAAACAGTGAAGAGTGTAAAAATGGGCGTAACAATTAAAAAAGTGAATAAAAAAGTGAAGGACACAATCGTCTAGAGTTGAATTAAGAGTTGAAACAATGTATTGTTATATTTGACAAGTAGAGTATAGCTTTAATATACTTGTTTTAGTCTAAGTTTCAGTTAAGAGTTCCAGAAGAGTCTAATTTCTTAGGCTCGTGTTAGGAGCTCTTTTTTGGTAGAGTTAGAGTATGTACCTAATTTATAATTGTGGCTACTACGCAACATTAAGTTTGCTAGGTAAGCATACCTACAAGGCGTATAAGTTTAAAAAACGGTTTGTAACAGAGGTCGATGACAAAGATGGAAAAGCATTTTTGGCAATGACCGCTAAGAACATCACTTGGTGTCCTAAGGACAGCAAAACTATACCGCCATTTATGAAACTTGAAGACTGGTGTTCAGGGAAGGAGGGAAGGTTTGATTTTCAACCTTTCAAAATCTACGACCCTGAAAAATATAAAGAGTTATTTCTATTAGGAGAGGAAAGAAAATAATATGGATAATAAAACACAAAGATTCAAAATTTCTCTGCCTATCATCAAGACATACGTCGAAATCCATAAGGATAAAGATGGTAATGAAAAAGAAGTGAGATTTGTTGAAGGCTTAGCATCTGGCACGGAGAAAGACCTACATGGTGATAGAATGGCGCCCTCGGCCATTCAGTCTATGGCAGACTCTCTAAAGCTCCATGTTATCAACCTTAACGATGAACACAATACTTCATGGCAAAGCGAATTAGGAGAATTAGTAAAATTAGAAGTAACAAAAAAAGATGATTTAAGAATAAAAGCGAGATTGAACGAAATGAGCAAATCTAACGATTTGTGGTATGCTTTGACAGACCTCAATAAGAAGCTCGGGCTTTCAATTGGTGGTTACGTTAAAGAGTACGAAATGGAAAAGGATGAAAGTGGTGATAAGCCGACATGGGTTCGTGTCTACAAAGACATCGAATTAGACCACATTGCGGTAACTTCACGACCAGCCTATCCAAAAGCATGGGTTTCTGTGATTTCGAAATCAATAGAAACTAGCGAGGAAAATCTCAAACAAGTCAAAAAGAGAGTTCCTGCTAAATTAAATAAAGAGCAAAAATTGAAAGAACTAGCTCATCAAATAGTTCGAAACATTCAAAACATGGAGGCAGACCTGCTTCTAGAGTTAACCTTTACAGGTTTATCTTATCTGAATGAGGACCAGTTAAAATTAGTAGAAAGGAATCTTCCTATGGATACTAAAAAAGATGTCTCACTGGAAGCTGAAGAGGCCAAAAAAAAGGCCGACGCCGACGTCAAACCCGAAGACGAAAAGGATGAAGCTTCAGCAGCACCAGAGAATGAGTCATCCGACGATGAGTCTAAAGTAGAAGACGATTCCAAAGAAGAAGCTAAGGACGACAAAGACACTGACGCCGATAAATCCGATGAAGCCAAGGACGAGTCCGCAGAGAAATCTGAGGATGATGACGCCAAAGCAGAGGATGATAAGGCAAGTGACGATGAAGACGAAGCTGACGCTGAGGACTCTGATACTGAAAAAGATGAATCGGAAGATGATTCGGGGAAGGAAGAAGCTACGGACGAAAGCGAAGAGGATGCTGAGGATGCTGATTCAGAAGGGTCTGACGAAGACAAATCTGATGAAGGGAAATCCAAAGATAAATCCGATAAAGCTGAAGATGGTCAGTTGTTAAAGACTGTCCATGAGTTATCAAAATCTCTCAAAAAGATGGTGAAAGCCAACGAAGCCCTTGTGGGTAGAATTGAGGATATTGAATCTCAACCAGCAGACCGCAAAACTATTGAAGTCAAAAAGGCCATTGGCGATGACGACTCTGAAGAAGTCGATGCCAAAGCTTTGAAGAAAGAGAGGGATGAAAAAATCGCTGAGTTAAAGAAAACTCATGCGAATGACCCAGCTCTCTTCAGCATGATTCAAAAGACACGTGCCGAGTACGCTTCCAAAATTCAACAGTCATAGTAAAAGTTTAAGTTATTATTAATTGCTCAAGCAAGGAAAGGCTAAAAATATGGATACTAGAAAAGAATTGAGAAAGACCTTATTAGAAGCCGCATCCCTATTGGAGAAATCCGCTAAGCTAGAGCAGGGCGTGGACGAAGCAGCAGCAATGCTCATGAAAGACGCCATTTACACGACTACCTCAGGTGCGTTTGCACAGAGGGAACACTTGGATACCCAAATTGGGGATATCACTCGCAGGAACACTCCGTTCTTGGACAGAGTAGCCAAGGTCAAAGCAAATGGTAAAACACATGAGTGGGACATGGTTACAGCACTCGGTTCTAATGACACAGCAGTCGCCGAATGTGGAACACCTGTCGAAAATGATGCAACAATCACTCGCTACAGTGCACAAATTAAGACATACGCCACAAGCGTAAAAGTCTGTGATTTAGCACAGTGGGCGGCAAGTGACTACTTTGACCTAATGAATCTTCATTTGGAAAAAGGAATGCGCAAAATTCTCCACGACGTAGAGAAGAAAATCTACTACGGGAATCATGATGGGACATCCACCAATGATTTCTCTGGCCTGTATAAGCTTATCGCTGATTACGCAGGAGGGTCCAATACCGTAAATGCAGGTGGGAATCCTATTTCCCAGACCTACATTGACAACGCTATCCAAGCGATTGTTGACAACGGTGGAACTCCTACGACCATGTATATGGGAGCCAAAGACTTGAGGGATTTCGCAGCTCTCTGGGCTAACAAAGTCGTTTATAACGACCCAGGTGCTGGGATGACGTTTGGCTACAATGTAGCTCGCTATATGTCTTGGGCGGGACCAATCGAGGTTATCCTCGACCCATTCTTGATAGCGGCTAACTCACCAAACACTCCTAACACAGATGCGTTCATCGTAGACATGAATGAAATCGCATTAGCACAAACTGAGCCTATGTATCGTCTACCAACCTATCGTGGTCTAGACCTCGCTGAAACACAAACAGTGGTCTGGAACATCGTGTTGGAAGTACGTGTCCCTCAGTGGCAAGCGGTGGTAAAGAATCTAGGTTAAACTCATTAAAAAAACCGTTATTAGTAAAAGACTCTATCGGGGGAATGGCATTGTTTGCCTTCCCCCTTTTGAGAGTGTTATACTGTTCATGTATAATTAAGAATGTTAGTATTAGTAAGGAGGAATTATGAAAGATTTAGTAATAGTCAGAAGTAAAACAATTAACAACGAGTCTGTTCCTGTAATCATTAACGTTGCTGAAGTAAGGCATGGGGAAATCACAGACGAGAGAGAAATCTCCAGAAGCTATGTCTTCGAAGATTTCGAGGCTGCCATACCCCTCAAATATGCCAAATTACTGGTAAAGCAACAGCCTAATGAATTTCACATAAACAGAGCTGTAGACAAAGATGCTCCCAAATCAGTTAAAAGTGCTGTTAAGAGCTCTAAGACTCAAGCTGAAGGTTTAGTATGTGAGATTTGCGGGAAGGAAGATATAAAATCTAAGGCTGGATTAACAGCACATATCAGGTACAACCACCCTGAGAAATTCGCTGAAATGTACCCAGCTAAGCCTAAGCCAAAAAAGGTTACCAAAGAGGTTACCAAAAAGGTTATTAAAAAGGCTAAAAAATAAAGTTAGTAATTTTAGGAAAAACAAACTATGATTTACGGAAACGCTCATAATATCAAAAAGACTGTAGCAGGAACTACAGCCGTTGACCAAGACCTTGATTCTATTGTTAGGTCAGAGAAGCTAATCAAGATTACTCCTACAGTGAATATGTATGTCCTGTTAACAGCTAAATCAAAAGACACCGATGCAGATGCAGACGATTATTTGATGATAGCCAATACAGAATACGAGTTCTCTGTCGGGACAGGAATCGATAGAATAGCTCTTTATAATGCCACTGGTGGTTCTGGGTTCGCCCACATCATGGTAATGTATTAAAGTTAGACTAAAAATAGTTAAAGGAAAAGTATGTATGAAAGTAATATATGTATTGCCCAATTTAAGGGTTAGTGGCGCAACAGTAATATACGAACAGGCTGATAGATTGGCCGAGCTTGGTCATGATGTCCGCATAACCTCACTAGATGAACTGGTGAGTGTTGATTTATACCCCCTTCAAGTAATACCTCAGAAACTCCAAGAATCCATGAAAGACTTTGAAACTGCAGATGCAATTGTTGCTATGAATGCAGTTTGTGCTTTCTATATCAATGACCTGGATACTCAAGCTAAGAAGTTCTATTTACTCATTAACGAGGAATTTAGCTTTTATCCAAAAAAGTTGTTTAAGGCAAAATACAAAGGATTGGATGATGACAGAATTGCCATAGAAAGGGATGTACAGAGAAAGTATCTGGAGGCATCTTATAACCTAAAAATGCGCTACATCACATCTAATGATGATTTAGCAGCAATGTTGAAACAGTTCCACCAAAAAGCAGATGTGATACCTATTGGGGTCAATTCTAAGCTAATTTTTCCAGATTTAGGTATTCCTAAGGGTAATAAGCTCAGAATAGTCGTTGAGGGCTCACAGGCTCCATGGAAAGGCATCCAAACTATCAATAGAGCATTATCAGACTTCTTACACCATGATTTTGAATTGTGGAGTGTGAGTAACAGTCCAGCCCCTCTTAAATCAGATAAACACTGGAAGAATCCAGATTACGAGAGTGTACGAAAAATTTTATCCTCAGCAGATATTCTCGTAAGAGCTTATTCTGAGGATGGTATTGCAGAGATTCAAGCTTGGGCTATGGCTTGTGGCTGTGCAGTGCTTACTACAGAGACGTCAGGAACTAAAATGTTCTGTGACGACAAAAACTCTGTTATAGTAAAAGCAGGTGATTACAAGCAGCTGGCCAAAGAATTAAAGTCATTAATGAAGAGCAAAACTAAAAGAGAAGAGCTCACAAGGAATGGATTGGTAACAGCGAAAAAGCTTAGCTGGGAATCATCAACTAAAGTTTTAGAGTCAGTTTTAAAAGGAAGGAGGTCTCATGGCAGAACCAAAGGTAAACAAACCAAATAGACTTAAATTACTATTCATACCAAGAGATAATAAAGGGTGTGGATTCTATCGCATGTTAGTTCCTGCTAATGAGATTAAGAGACAAGACCTGGCTGACGTTGTAGTCAACTTTGGCTGGGATTGGAAGCTAGTAGAGTGGGCCCACATAGTCATTGTTCAAAGAATGACTGACATTG